CACCTGCGGCCTTCAACGCTGTGGTTGCCTCGGTAGCCGTCCATGACAACGTCGCCCCGTCAGACTTGAAGAGCAGCTGATCTCGGTAGGAGCCTTGGAGACGAGAGTCTGCCATGACCGCATCGGCAGGAACAACACGAACCACATAGGCGCGTCGTCCGCCATTGGCGAAGAAGGCCACCATGCTCAGACCAAGGAGCGAGTCCGCGACGAACGGTCCGAACAAACGGTTGTATTGATCGAGAGAGGTGACAAGCACCGCTTCGTCAGTGGGGCCTCTCTGAGTGAAGCCGACCGCACCCATCGTCGAAGTCGATACCGACAAGATGGTTTGGATCTGCGAAGGAACTTCTTCGATGAAGACGCCGGGGCTGAGGAACTCGGGCATGGCTAACCTCTCCTGCGGGACTTGGTACGACGTGTCGCTTTGGATTCTGTATCAGTCTCGTCCTCCGACGCAACGGTATTCTCGTCTACTTCATCGCTGAGGGAAGTAGGATCATCATCAGAGGAAGACTCCTCGGCCTCGATCGTAACGTCCACGTGGACGTCGTATTCTGGCTTTGGAGACGGAATCTCAACCACAGCGGGGGTAGGTGGGGGAGGCTTCGGGGGTTCCGCCTTCGGGATCGGGACAACAACGGGCGCAGAAGCAGTGGCTATAACGGGTGTCTCGACCACCTCGCGGCGAACCAACATGCCCTTCTTGACGAGTTGCACCAGTCCTGCGGTCCCTTCTTGGTCCTTCGTGATCACCACCCATTTCTTCGGTGCGAAGTAGGCAGTCGAACCGTCTCGAAGGGGAGCCGAGAAGGGGCTGCGGGTCCTGTTGAAGTACTTAGCCATTGCTTCCTCCGAGAGCTGAGCTACGGGATGATGCCGAACGACGACGAGACTCTGATCGCGGTCTGCACCTCGCGCTCGTCGATGAAGTCCAACTCTGCTTCCACAGTCAAACTCATCGTCCAACCGATCGTTCGATCCGAAACATCCAGCAACTCGTCATTCGATGTCGCTGCTTCAGCTGAGCCAAAGTATATCCTGGGGTCGTTGATGCTGTCTATCACAACGATCGTAAAGTAAGGCGTGAAGCGCTTCATCGCGTAGCGCAGCATCTTCTGTCCGAAGTCCCGCTGGATACCACGTCGCTCGTGTGCGATCGTAAGGGTGTAGCCGATGTCGTAAGGGATAGCTCCCTCTTGCTGAACCATCTTTCGGTACCCAGTCTTGACAACCCCGCCAGGGCCGGTCACCTGGATCGGCTGTTCCCCAGGCTTGGGAGACCTGTACTTGATCGTGCCAGGATGCCAGCGCGCCATCGCAGGCGTCACGTCGTTTCGTGTGATCACGAACTGAGGCAAGAGGTAGTTAGCGAAAGCGTCGTCGGGGTTACCGAAAATGATCTGAACACCGGGAAGACCGGGCGCGGGCTCGACGCCTGCAACGTCTGCATAGTACCCTGGAATCTCATCCGGACCTACCTCACGGATGACTCCTCCCAGCGCAACTACCATCCCTCGATCAAAATCGGAGACGATGACCTCCCCATTGGGGGCACGACCGAACTCGCGATCGTCGAAGGCTTGCTGCGCTGCGGTCGGAATCACCATCAGTCTTCGGCGATCTCGTCTGCCGCCTGCATGACCTCAGTAGAGAAGCCGTTGACCTGCGCAGCACCGAGCCACTCGGCCTTGAGAACTTCGGGGTCACTGTCAGCCGGAATAGGGGGCAGCATCCCGCTGTCCTTGAAAACCTCAGCCATGCCAGTGATGAACATGAGCGCGTCATCATCGTTGATGTCGTAGCGTTCGATGAGCGCGTCCACGAGTCCAGAGATGTACTTGCTCATCGCATCGTCCGCATCAGATGTGTTCTCTGGCGAGTCAACCTCCTGCCGGTTACCTACACCCTTGTTAGGCGTAGTACCGCCGCCTTTAGGCATGGAACCCTTGGGAGGAGTCTTCCCATTGCCGATCTCTTGGCTACCCTCTACCAGCTCGTCTCGAATGCTTTCGAGCAGCTCATTGATCTGTCGGTTCATTGCATCCTCCGCTACGAGAACTTCACTTTTAGGCGTTTCTGGAACGCGGTGAACTTGGCTGCGTCACTCTGCGTGATGGATCCATCTACGGGGAGCAAACCCACCGAGTACCGGAAAGAAGCCACGGGCTCCATGACAGGACTTCGAACAGATAGCATACGCGGAATCCCCTGGCTTGCCAACGCTCGAAGCGCGGGACGCCAGTGAGCGCGGCTATCCTTGCCAGCCAAGCCGAACTCGATCCGGAGAGCTTCAAAAGCCACGTCCGGCAGGACGCGCGCCTTCGGTGGAATCTCCAGCTTCACCTTGGGCCGAACACCGAGCCTCTCCAACTCTGATTTCCACATAGCTCTGTCTTTCTTCCGATCCTCTACGATATGCTCCAGCTCTGATCTACGAACATTTCTGGATACTACGATCGCGTGGCGTCGGCTGGGGAAGAAGGGAAGGGTGTCCATCGTCCAAGGACTATGCTGCTCCAGAACACCAACCTCCGGATGCAGGCGAAGCACCCGGCGGGACTTCGGGCGCACGTACAAGGCAGTAGCTTGGGAGTCGATCTCAGAGAGCCTCTTGGCCTTGTTCTTCGCCGTCACAGCGAACACACCGTCTCCAACGCTCACCACTTCCAAGGACTCTCGATAGTCGCCCGCAGGCAAGCGGCGATAGACCTCGTCCAAGACGAACCGAGCGCTCTCGTAAGCCAAGGTCCGACCGAGAACCTTGAAGCGCTTGTCCAAGGTACGAAAGAACTTGATGGCGGCTTTATTTGCCTTGAACGGGGTTATCCGGATCAACGCCCAGCTCCTTGGCGAGCCTCTCGTCTTCGGCTTGCCACTCTTTCTCTTGATCAATCATGGTCTCGAACAAGGTCTTAGGTCGCTGCACAAGGCGAGAAACTCGCACCATGCTGCCATTGCGAGCCGCGAACATCTGACCTTCCTGAACAACCCCATCCTTTGGAATCAGCTCGTGTAGGTGAGATAGGTGAGCTTTGCACACACCGATGCGACGTTCGCTGTGCTCTGTTTGCAGCGCGTAGAACGAATCTAGACCACACACGAAGCACCAGCGAATCAGATCCGGAAGATCCCCATCGTACTGCTCGAAACTACCCCCTTTGATCGGCCCGAAACAGTCAATAAGGCCACATCCTCTAAGTCCCAAGTCCTTGCCTCGCCAGTACTTCCGGCACGTCGCGCAGACGATGGACAACCCACGACGGATCTCCGCTTCGACTCGTTTCTCATCCATGATCAATCCAGTTTGTTCATCAGGTAGGCGACGACTTCGGCCTTCTTACCAACCAGCGCAGCCTCCCACGCCGTCACCAGCTGCGTCACCTTGTACAACTTCGCAGCCTTGTCCTTCACCTTGTTCAGCTTGCGCTTGCGAGCCACGCCGAGCATCCCGTTCTGGATGACCGTGATCGGATCATCACCATACGCTTCTGCCAGCTCCCTCATCCTCGAACGATTCATCGGTTGGCTACCCTTCGCTCCGGAACGAACTCGCTGTTTCTAGCCAACGAGAGCTTGAACTGAGTGAAATGCGGACCATCGAAGACGAATCCATCTTCTTCTACGTTGGTCACATTGAAAAAGTAGCGCTTGATCGTAGACGCCTTGTTCGTCACTCCATCGTTCAGCCAATACGGAATCTCCCAGAAGCCTAGAACATCCGACTCACGAGGCACAGGCGCACCAATCTCCTCCAAGTTGAGTCGAGGGATCGTGATGGTTGCCGGGAAGGTCTGCCGGAACCCACCCTCACGCACTTCGGTGGAGACTTGCGGCTTATCGATGAACCCGACCACCCTGAAGGGACCGTCAAATGCGTATGTAACTGCTTCTCCGTACAACGGATCGATCGTGCTCTTCTTGCGGCTAAGAGGGTAGAGCATCACTTCGACTGCCACCGCGTTGGTGTGCTCTTGCGCTACAACATCGAACATGTAGGACTCTGTGCTGTCGAGCTTGAACTCCCCACACGGCATGCAACCGTACGGAGGCATCCCTTTGATGCACTCGACCTTCTTCTTGCAATCGTCCGCCATGATCTATCCCGTCTGAAACATCATGGGAAATCCAGCCAAGCCGATCTCTTCTTGGAGCTTCTCTTCCTCTGACCGCGCCTCTTCAAGAAGCGCCTGCCCATCCAAGTCAACACTCTGTCCCCCTGCCCCTGTAAAGCCCCCTTGGTACTTCGAGCGCACACGCCCGACCATGTACTTCGAGCGCATCAGCGCAAAGCGTTTCACCAAATCGTGATCTCTCTCTCCGAGCTGCTCCAAGATCACTTCGTTGCTCTTGTAGATGATAGCCAGCTTGGTGGACGAAGGCGACGGGTTGAGAATGAGCAGACTGCGATCGTCTTGCTGCCACTCGAACTGGGCATCAAGCACACGCTCACTTGTCTGTAAGTACTGCATGCGCTGCACCAGCTCACTCACGAACCACTGGTTGGAATCGAAGGAGTAATCGCGACCAACCACGATCTGATCCCAGCCAAACGCGAAGGACAGGTTCGGCCACATGCCCATACGCCTGTCATCGGCAACATCGATCACAAGCTCGACCTCGTCTGGCAGAGCGTACTCCGTCTGTCCCGACGCAATGCTTACAATGAGGATCTTCTGCTTACCCTTCTTCGCAGCGAACCACCTTCTCGCATCCTCAATGCAGTCAGCCAAGCCTTCGCAAGTCAACTCGACCTTCCAGAAGGGTGCGCCTAGGTGGCGTAGAATCCACTGACCCATCTCCTCTTCATTCATCAAGGGACGCGGCATAGCCTACCTCAGCGCTTCCGACGAACCAGCTTCTGCGGCTTCGGAGCCCCATCAGCCGGTTTCTCCTCCACAAGTGGCCGCATACTCGGAGACGTCGGAGCCTCACGCGCCTCCAGAGGAGCCTCTTCGAGCGGCTTGGGCGCTTCGAGCGAAACTCGCTTCGGAGTCATGTGGACTTCCATCGGCAGCTCTGTAGGAGGATCTGGAACCTCCACCAAGAGACCTGGAGCAAACTTCCTCCACTGCTCGCCCATGAGAATCTCCCCCGGCCGAACTCGCCCGTGCCCCGGCAGGAACACCGAACCAGATTCTAGATTTGCCTTGAAACTAGCCATGTTTTGCTCGCTCCTGTAGGATCGCGGCTGCCCGCTCCAATCCGACCGTCGCGCGCTTGGCGTCGGCGATTGCCTGTGCGAGCACGGTATCCAGGTCTTCTGTTTGCGGAGCCTCGCGTACTTCGACCAACGCGATGGCGTCCGCCTCGCGGTCCAGCATCTCCAACTCGTCGAGCACGCTCTTCAGCCTGGTCATGCCGAGTATCCTAACACAGCCCCACCTCAAACGCGACGAAGCCCCCACCACCAGGTGAAGGCTCCTCGCAGCACACTACTCGCTGAATTTCACGTCAAGTCCAAGAACCTCACAGATTCAAGACTCGAACTTGCCCGTAAAACTCGGGACGGAGCATGGACTTCCCGTACCGGGTCCTCAGCCCCTGACGGAAGCTGAAGTCGGAGGGATCGAGGAAGGTCGCGGTGACCTGAAGCGGGATGTACGGAGCCCATGCGTACCCGCTGTCGAGGTACGTGGAGCCACGCAGACCCAGCATGATGTAGTCGCGGGTGAAGAATGGATCCTCGTAGATGACCCACTTGTTCATCAGCGTTCCGGCCTTGTAGATGCCGAACTGCCCGTGCTGCGACATCGGACGCGGCATGTCGACGGGGCCACCGGTCATCCCACCACCATTCGGGTCCGTGACCCAAATCGGGCGGTAGTCGCCGTGCGTCGTCATCTGCGACAGAAGTGCGGACACCTCGGGGCTCGTCACGAGGAAATTGGCGGGCGCACGAAGGGTCTTCTTGTGGATGAGGTTCGAGACCGTGCTCAGAACCGTGATGAGGGATCGAAGGTGATCCAACTCGCTGATGCCGCCAGGCGGGACACGGTCCCACGTGGCCGAAGTCGTGGTGGACGACTGGAACAGCTCTTGGATGACGTCACGGTCGATCTCCAGCCCGATCTCCTGCGCCACAGCCGTGACCATCTCGGTCTCGGCTTCGACGCCGTGAAGGTGCCGAAGGTCTTCCGCCGCCTCGCTCGACCAGAGGCTCTTGATGCGGCGCGGAACCGCTTCGATGAGCTTCTTCTTGACGTCGAGGGACATCGTCGGAACCTTGGTGTTCAACTCCCCATCGTAGAAGTAGTAGCACTTGATGGGGTTGCTCAGCGCAGGCACGTTCTGGAACTTGAACGCGTAGATGCTGCCGTTGGCGTAGTTGATCGAACCACCGGCATTCGCGCCTGCAGGACTGAATGTGAAGCCACCTGTTCCGTTGTCGGTCGCCACCTGGACGTCCGCACCGGTTGTGGCATTCAGCTCCTTGATGACGCACGCAAACCCACGACTTGTGTCAAGTGGACGTACCGGAGTGAAGGCGAGGTTTGCGTTCAGCTTGGTAACCGCGCCACCGCCACCGTAGTTCACACCGTCGCCAGTGGCGAGGATTTCGCCGTTGACGTACTCGGACGTGTAGTCCTTGTCGAAGTCCTTCGGGAAGACGTTCCCAGCCGTCGTAGCACCCTTCGTGGTGCTGTAGACGTAGTCCATGTAGAAGACCGCGCCCACGGGGCCAGTCATCGGCTGGACCGATACGATCTCGTTCGCAATGAGGTTGGGGAACACGCGGCGCAGAATCGGGAAGATGAACTTCGTGAAGCTGCCCACGTTGATCGCGCGGGTTTCCTCACTCAGTCCCCGAAGGTGCAACGCCTGATTCTCCATCAGCATCGCGGTGACTGCTCGGGTATGTCGCTCCCTCGGGGTGCGTTGATCGAGACCTTCGAGCAGCTGGCCCCATTTTCGATCGAGGGCTGCAACGTAGCTCTCGTCCAAGATGGTGCGGATCGCCGAGCCGTCTTCGACCAGTTGACGGGTGTCAGGTGCCATGTCGTTTCCTCCTAAACCTCTCGCGAAGTAGTGTGCCTATCTTGCGTCCAACTCAGCTGATACCGGACATCCGCTGCAAGTGCTCGACGGAAATCCCAAGCCCGTTGTAGTCCTCGGTGATCGGCTTGGGCGAAGGACGGTTGTCCCCACGCTCTTCCTCGCGAGCATTGTACCCGCGTCCCTTGGACATGCTGCGAACGCGCTCCCGAACTGCGTCGATGTCCGTCGCAGCAGCGGGGGCAGACGAGTTCTCACTGATGATCTCGTCGACCTGATCCTGGTCCGACAAGTCGGTTGCTTCCAGAATCTTTCGAATCTTGACAATGTTCTGGTTGCCTGTCAACTGTCGTTCGGCGTAGAGCATGAGTGCCTGCGCCTTGTTGGCTTCCAGAGCCTTCTCCACCGCTTCGAGCAGCTGGCGGTTATCCGCCTTCATCTGCTCCAAGTCTTCGAGCTGTGCCTTGCGGGAGAGTTCTGCGCGCTCGCGCTCGGCTGCAAGCAGCTGCTCTCGCTCTTCCTCAAGGACTCTCACACGGGCAGCCTCAGCGGATTCACGGGCCTGCTTGTCCTCTTGAAGCTGCTTCTCAGCAGCCTCGGCGGCTTCCCGACGCTCACGGAGCTGCGTCTTCACCGAACCGAGACGCTCCTTGAGGCTATCAGCCGACTCGAACAAGCCCACATCTCCGATGAGATTTCGGATGAGGTCCGCTTCCGGATCCTTGCCAATTGTCTTCTCCAAGAAGTACTTGTAGCCAGCTTCCTTGGCGACCTTGGCGAGCTTCTCCATCTCCTCCTCCAGACCCCTGAGCTGAAGGTCGCGTTCGGCGACTTGCTCCTTCAAACGCTTGATCTCCGTCTCCTTCTGCCGAACTACTACTTCGACGTCGGCCGGGATGACGTAGGGGCGAAGAAGATTCTTCACAGATTCGAGCACGGTGCGTGCGCCTGCCACTGAGGGATCAGAAAGCAGCTCACCCCGCACCTCTTCTCGCAAGTCGCTCTTGAGCTTCCCCATCATGTCGGGAAGTTTGCCGCTGAACTCCTCTCGAAGCTGCGCTTCCCGTTCTTGCACGGCGCTCTGTACCTTGACAGCGACTTCCTCTTGAAGACGCTCTTGCACGCGGGTCTCGACTTCTTCATCGAGCTGCTTCTGATCCTTGAGGTCCATGCCGTGCTCCTTCGACTCAACGAAAGGTTCGGGGTAGGCGGTGCTGTCAGCTGGGTCAGCGACGAAGTCGAACGTGGCGAGCCGGTAGTCCTCTTGGACAACTTCCTTGCCTTTGCTGTCCGCCTTCGTCGAGCCAAAGCCTCGCGAGCTGACACCGATCTTGGCCCCGCTCTTCAACAGGGCTTGGAGATCCTTGCCCTTCTGAGTATCGAGAGCCTCGGCCTCCCCGATGAGGACACCGTCATCCCGCAGTTCCAGTCCGGTTAGCAGATGTGAGGCACGAGAGAGGAGAGTCTTGCCGTCTGCTGGGTGATCCAGCTCTCCCAAGACCTTGCGCTCCGTCATGGCCTGGGTCAGCCGGTTGATCTCCCTCTCCCAAATGGGTCGCGGATACACACGACCGTTCTCGGTGGCGATGTCAGCCTTGGCGAACTCGCCTCGGGCCTTGACCTTCTTCCCATCACCCGACTCCACCAACGAAAAGTTGATGAACATCGTGTCTCGAAGCAGTTGGGGTTGGGTCGTCATCAGTGTTTCCGCCACCTGAAGTTACCACGAAAAGGGGTGTTGGCGAGGGGGGATTGGAGTACCGACTTCTTGGTCTTCCTGGTTTTACGTTTGAATGGGTTACCTTCCCAGCCTACGATCTCCAGTCTACCACTACGATACGCCGATCTCCTACGCCTCCACGCCTCCGTCAGTTTCCCGAGTCGTCGTCCTCGGGGTCCTCCTCCTCGGAATCATCGTCTTCGGAGTCATCGTCTTCTGTCATGTCGGCGTAGATTTCTAGCCCAGACAGGAGGTCATCCATGTCGGACTTGAACGCCGCTTCCAGCTCTTCGTCCAGCTCGATTTCCTCGGCTTCCAGCGCCTCGGCGATCTTCGCGGACTGCTCAGCCAACTCAGCAAATCGCTTGCCGAGGTCCGCCAGCTCCTCTTCTTGGATCTCATCACCCAACGCTTCGAAACCACGAGCCATGGTATCGGAGATCAACGCGATATTCGCGTAACCCCGAACGAACTCCCGGTTCTGGCGCTCTCCGATGGTGTCCAAGATTCCGCCGACTTCTTCGACCATGTTCGCGACGCGATCCATGCCAGCTAGCCGCATATTCGGCTTGCCAGCCATGCCCGCGTGCTTCTTCCAGAAGCTCAGACGGAGCTTGGAGCGTTTCTTGCCACGCGAGGACTTGGCATACTTGCGAGCACGGACCAGCTCTTGGCCCTTGTTCTGCTTGTAGTACTTGCGCCTAGCGCGCTTCAACGCCATCCGAAGCGCTGCACTCTTCTTCGCTCGCCGCTTCAGCTTGAGAGCCTCTTCGACCGGCTCATCGCCGTCTTCGTCTTCATCTTCGGTGGGATCTTCGATGGGTTCCACCTTGGTCTGATGTGACTCACAGACGAGGCCGATCGCCTGGAAGTCCTCTTCGATTGTCGTCAGTCGGAACTTGGTGCTCATGTCCTCACCCTTGGTCCTGAGTGGCAGTCTCGATGTACCGAACCGCAACATCGTAGCGGTACATCGCCTTGGAGGCAACATCGTGGAGCTGCCCACGCGCTGCCACATCGAATACTCCGGATGCAGCCTCTCGGAGCACCTTGGCGGCACGCTGGACATCTTCCTCGAAGTCGAGCGCGAACCCTCCCAGGCTCCTCTCCTTCTCGATCGTAGACGCCGCGAGCGCAGTGAACTTCTCTGTCAGCGCCTCAGTCCGATCCCGCAGCTTCTCGAAGGATTCGACCACTCGGATGAGATCCGAGTGAACGAGACCCTCGTATCCGGCACGCTGCTCGACAGGAATGGATCCGTCGTACAGCTTGGTGAACTTGGCTTCCATACGATTCTGATCGATCATCCCTAGGTCTGATCCGATCGCCTTGTGGATGCCGCCCTGGTTCGATTCGTAAGCCGACTTCCAGGCACACTCGCGGCCGAAGTGATCCTGCACCAGCTTGACGAGGTCGGCAGGAGAAATGATCTCCCGCTTGTCCTCGACCATCGGAAGGATCTCCCTGGCGCGACTGTAGGCCCGATTGTCGTCCCCTTCCAAGAGCGCGTTCACGATCTCCTTGGAGCGGCTCTCGACGAACGCTTTCGAATCGCTCGGCTTCACGCTGGTGAACGTGTAGGGCTCGTGTGACACGATCATAGGCTCGCCGCCACCGGACATCTCGAATCGCACGCGCGCCGCATCGCCGGACTCGGCCAGCACCACCGCGTGATTCGGGAAGGTGGAAACCAATTTGACCTGACACGCTTGTCCGAAGATCCTCTGGGACGCCTTGGTGGCTTCCTCTGCGAGCTGCTCGATGAGCCTCTCGTAGCTCCCTTCGGTAACGCGCTTCAGCTCGTCGGGTGGGACAAATCGATCTAGGAGCATCGGAGTGAAGGTACCTTTGGGCTGCGTTAGGTGTCAACAGGATTCGTCAGTGTCTCTTCTCGGACCGAGTAGCTCCAACAACATCCTTCAGTAGCTTGGAGATAGACTCTATCCGAGCCGCCATCTCCCTGTCCGTTCGGAGAATGTCATCTAGTTTATCCGAAGCGCGCTGTTCGGCAAGTCTATCTCCAGCATGAAGCTCTTGCTTAGAGATCCCCCCAGATCGGAACCCCCTTGATTTAGCGCGTTCCCGTACCCGTTCCATCATCGCTGCCATACGAACATCTAGCGCTTCACCCGCCCCCATCGGCTGTTCTTGCTGCGGCATCGCCTGCGCGATGAGCTTCTGCGCCTCCGCTTCACCCTTGCCCTGCGCAACCGCCGCCCGAACTGCATCTTCGCCTCGCTCTCTGATCACTATGTCGATGTCCTCGTCTGGAAGCGAGAACACGTTCTTCAGGATCCAATGCAGCGACACGAAGTCGTTCATACGCGCAGCTAGATCAGCCCGCGCATTGCGCACTTCCAACTGCGCCAGCTCGAAGATTGCGCTTGGTACTGTCATCCAAATCTCGAAGTCCACCGTCGAGGGATCGATGTTCTTCGCCATCAGATGGATCCGGCACACCTTGCGGAATCCGTTCTTCAGCTCACGTTGAACCCGGAGCACTGTCCTAGCGAACCGGACGTCCTCGCTCGACAACACCGCACGAGCCACCCCTTGCTCTTGACCTAGGTATGACTTGGGCACCTTAATCGAACTGAACATCTTGTCACGGAAGTACTCGATGTCGTCCATGTGCTGCCACTGAGGAGCACCCACGACGTCGATGCGTGTGCCTTCCTGCCCGCCGCGCGAAGGAACGAAGAAGTCCTCATCTTGAGCAAGCGCGTCGAACCTCAGCTCCAGCTTGCCGGTGCTTGGGTTGACGTACTTCTTCTTTCGGTACTGCTGCCGTATACGGTTCACGTAGGCCAGCGCTTCGGCAGGAGGCATGTCGCCGACTTCGATGTAGAAGGCAAACCTCTCCACCGCCTTGGTCAGACGAAATAGGATCGCCGAGTCCTCCAAGATGGTCAGCCGCTTCCAGATCCACCTAGCTGGCTCCAAAACCGAGAAACCGTACACACTTCGTCGATACTTCGAGCGTAGACGGAAATGCACAACCTCCCACGACTCCAGTGCCGCCATCCCATATGCAGGATCATTCGGATCGTCTTTCGCCTTCGTGTCTCCGCTGGACTGCTTCTTGAGCATGGTCAGGAAGTCGTGCGGCGTGACGTGAAACCGTTCCTTGAAGTCCTGAAGAAATCCCAGACAGGTGCCCTTCTGATCTTCCACGCGGCGCACTGTCGCTGGCGGCAGGAAGTTGAATCCGACTACCCCATCCGGACCGAGCAAGACCTCCTCGAAGTCATTGCCGTACTTGACCAGGGTCCGGGCAATCTCCCACACCTCTTCGTCTACGATCAGACGCTTCTGGAGCAACTCGTCATCTAGGATCTCCTGAATCCGCTTGTCGGAAGAGGTGATCCACATGGTCCGATTGGTCACGCTGTCCACTTGGGTCGCGTCATCCGCGAAGATGTCGATGGCCGTCCCGATCTCGGGGTAGTCATCCATGTCTTCGTAATCGGTGTAACGAGAGGTCAGGTCTCGATCGACTGTGAGCCAATCCGACAGCAGCCCCTGCCCCATGCCAAACAGAAGCTCGCGTTGCTGGGTAGGGAACCTCTCGTTGGTGGCTCCTCGCGCGTGCTGCCGAGCAGCAAGGGTCTCATCCCGGTCAAACCAAGTGCGAACCTTGCCCGCGATGTTGCCAAACCAACCCATGCTTGATCTCCATCACTGCTTCCCACCACCACCAAGAATCCAAGCATCCTCTGCGGACGTCCCGAACATGATGGGAGGTAGCGTTTCGTTCATTTTGGTTTCAAGCATCCCTGCGAGAGCCGCTTGTTGCTGCTCAGGCATCCAGGGGTCTTGAGCATACGCTGAATGCTGTATCATCGGCAACGGCTGATTCGTCGAGCGCTGGGACAACGTGTAGAGACACCCTGCTAACGCGTCTGCAACGTCCTTCGACCCAGCGGGAGGGTGGTCGATCTTCCTACGCCGCCCTCGCCGATCTTCCTGCAAGGTCTCCAGCTCCTTCCGGAGCGGAGGATAGTTGTAGAGCACTACCCGATCCTCGTACAACGCCGTCTTCAGGTTGTCGTAGGGATCTGGCGTCAAGTCTACCGATACCACCTCGGCTCGGTATCCACGCTGCTTCAGCTGCTGAATGGTGTCCGATGATTGCCAGGAGTCGAGGGAGACACGCGTGACCATGAACCCATGGGCTGACAAGTCGTAGACCAGATGTCGAAGGTCTCCCAACACGATCTCCCCTCCGATGGGAGGAACAATCTGAAGCACCAGGTCCACCGTGTAGACCGGCGCACGCTCGGCAAACTGCCGACCGTCTTCGGCTCTACGGATGACTTGTTTGTACCCACTGATGTGGCTCATGCAGAACCCCGTCGAGTCGCCTCGAAGCGAAGGGTCGATGTGCACATGCCTTGGAGCGTCTGGGTTGACCAAGGGCTTCCACGCAGGCTCTCGTACACCAGACGGACCTCGAACCATCCGAGTCTCAACCAAGCGATCCCACATGAAGGTCCCTCCCCTCGAAGGGTCGTAGACCGCCACCGAGAAGGGGTGCTCGCGTTCATTCTGCATGGACGCAGCGATCTTGTCCCGTCGTTGGATGTACGGGTTGACCGACACAGTCGCCACGCCCGCGATGTCTCTTATGGAATTGTGGACCACCACCCCTGCCGACAATGCGAAATTGTGTACCCCTTCCACTGTGATGTCGTACACGTCGGCCCGACCGGCCGGTTCCACGTGAACCACCTTATGGTTGTTGCCATCTTCCCGGAGGGACTCCAGACAACGTGAGCATTCCTCAAACGGCCCGGTATGCCAGCGTGTATGCAGTCCCTTGATACGCCCTATACGCATCCGAGGATCTGATCGAACTGCCTCTGCCATGCGTGCCGCCGACGCTGCCCGGTTGGCAAGCTTACGCGCCGGATTCCGATCCGATCTGTTCAGCCTCGTGATGTTCCTGGTTCCGTTCCGACTGCGAGTCTCCACAATAGCCACAGAAGGCTCTCTGGCTCCCCACCCGTGGGTTTTCCCGACATTACGGGCCACTTCCGAGTGATCGTACAGGTCGCCATTGTACACCTCTCTGGCCTTCTCCAACGCCGCCAATGACTGCGCCCTGGCTTCTTCTGGATTCGCCTTCCGCCAAGCCTCCCGTCCAGCACGAGCCCTCGCTTTCGATTCTTCAGAGAGCATCCCCTCGTACATGTACCTCTGGTGCAAAGCGATATGCTCGGCTTCCGTCATCACTTCCAGGTTCCACGGAGAGTTGTCCAGGCGATCGAAATTGCGATGATGGACAACCAAAGCACTGCTCAACACTTCCCCCTCGTTCAACACCTCCCTGGCTACCAACCGATGCGTATGGATCCACTTACCACCCACATTGGACTTGATCAGCTCATACCCGTACCTATCCCTGCGCCAGTACAAGGGCATCATAGAATCGCCAGGCTGTAGTTTTCCGGCCTCCGTGTACTCCCCGGAACGAAGCATGAACGGGTGATTGGATGTACAACGGACGACCTCTCCGTTGTCCAAAGTAACCTGAACCAACTCCGCATTCTCCCAAGTCAACCTGGCATCGCTGCCTCTTCCCGGACAGAACCTCCCGTCCGGGGTGTAGGAGTACGTCCAGAACTCCTCCCGCCCTACCAGGTCTTGGATAGGCACCTCTGTCCCATCCAACAAAGGGATGAGAGTGTCCCCGGTCAGACAGCCTTCTAGATCCGACTCGAAGTCCGTTCGAAAGTCCTCGGGCACCTCGATGAGTACGCAGCTCTCGGGTAGCAGCTCCCCATCGTAGCGAGACTCCTCCCCTGGATCGAGCACGCGGCTCGGCACCGATTCGTTGCCACACAGCACGAAGAACTTCTTGTCCGAGTAGTGCGACGGCTTCACGTCCCACAGAGAGAAGTCACGCACGAGCACGGAGGGGTCGTTCAGAGACTCCGTAATCCGACGTGCTGTGAAGTCGTCATTGGTCTGCTTCGACGACACCACGAAGAGCATCCCTGGGAGCTTGCCATTCTTCTCGAAGCGGGACTTCATCCGGCGCTTCATGGACGTGTAGAGGGTCTCGGCCTGGTCCACCATCCCGTATCGCCGACCGTCTGAAGTCTTCTTGCCCTCGTTGCGCGCCATGAAGTTGGTCTCGTCCAAGATCGCCGAGATCAGGTTCATACCAAGCACGGAGTGGTCAGTCGTGGCTCGGGCAGTCAACCAAATGCCCTTCGGGAAACGCATCTCCTTCTGCGTGTCCTCCGCTTTGAAGTGCTCCGAGAAGTAGGGGCTCGCTTTGATCTTGGCACCGAGATTCTCGAACACGACCTTTCGCGCGAGCAGCTCGTTGACAGACATGTTCGCAATGCTGATAGTCGATCCAGGGGCAAGACCGAACGTCTTGCAGGGATCCCGCAAGCACGAAAGCTCGTACAGGATCCTACAAGCCCCAATCGATGCCGCGAACGTCTTGCCTGTACCGATAGCTCCGGTGAAGATGCACTCGTTGTAGCCCCCGGAGAACAGCTCAATCAACGCCTCCAACCACTTGGGGTAGATGCCAGCGCACGTCTTTCCGAGGTAGTACTCATCCTTGATGAAGGTCTCGATGTCGACCGGAATGCGCTCGTATTCCGCATCCGACAAAACATCGAGGATTCGCTCCCCCTTCGGAATGGACGGTTGCTGAAGCTCCTCCATCAGTAGCTTGAAGGTCTCCAGCTCGTCCGGATTCAGCTTGCTGATGTCTCTCTGAAGCTCGGCGAGCAAGTCCTCCTTGCTGCGCGTGCTGTGCGCCCTACCGTTTTGATGCCTGATCACGAGTCATCCTCGGCATCATTCTCATCGTCTTCAGCAGCATCTTCGTACTCGGACTCCATCTTGGCGACATCAAACGTAGCAGGTTCATCGCCGTCATCGCCGTCATCAAGTAACAGGGCTCCTTCGTCCTCTTCTTCGTACTCGTCCCTGGCTTGCGAAATCTGAACGAATCTCTCAGCCAAGCTGAGCACCTTCCTACTCGCCTGCGGATCATCCAACACACGACGAACCGAACTCTTGCCGTACCTGGTCACAACCTCGTCAGAAGCTCCAGAGTCCAACTGCAAGGTTCCCAAGTGCCTCTCGTCGAGCCCCAGATCCATCTTCATCTTCTGGATGCCCTCCAGAAGACTCCGAGCTTCCTTGACCTCTTGAGTCATGGACGGGATCAGTTTCTTCGCGGCCCTCTCCAAGGTGAAGTCGATCTCGACACGCTTCATCTGGATCTCGTACAGCTTGCTCATCTCAGCCAGCACGTCGAGCCCATCACGTACCTCTTGACTTGCCTTCTGGAACACGTGCGGAAGCCTGCGAGACATCAGCGTAGTCGGAGGTAGAGACCTCCGATACGACTGAAGGATGTAGATGAGGGACAGCTCTTCGACGTCCGTGTACTCGTGCTTCGTCTTCTGAACGTACTTGGCGATCTCTGCGAGGGGCCACCCCGTAGTGATCATCTCGTTCACGTCCTCGAAGCACCGGAGCGACCGGAGACGTTCAAACTTATCGAGCTTTCGGCTCACCGGCTTCACTCGCCGCTGAGCACGCTCGGCCTTGTCTGGAACAGGAGGGAGGGTATCCGACATGTAGCACCACCAAGCGTCCACGTGGTCGCTATCATCAATTCCACTCTCAGTGTTCCGCCCAAGATTTACCGTAGGCGGCATCTACAACAACTGGAACATCAGGAAGGAATTGCTGCATGCCTTCCGTCATACCGTCCACCAAGTCCTGCTTGATATGCTCCAGCTCCTCAGGATCGTCTCCGGATTCAATCTCAATTTCGTCATGGACCATGTGCACCAGCTTAGCACGTCCGCCGTACTTCTTGAGACGTTGGTACACAATCGGCAACGACGCCTTCAATCCGTCCGCACAGCTACCCTGTACAGGGGTGTTGAGGTGCTCACTGTACGCTGTCTCCTCCAGGTACCTAATCCTGCCAGAAGCAGTTCTAGACACACCGGATCTTTTCCCAATCCTCAACGTCTCGTGATGCCACTCCTTGACTCCTGAATACCCATCGAAGAATCGCTCTCGGAACCTCTCCGCTTCCTTCAAGCTCAACACCACACCATACGCTGACATCGCATATTCAACCAATCGATCTGCGCCCATACCAAAGATAAGCCCGAAATTCACTGGTTTCGCGGACTGTCGCATATCCTTAGTGACTTCCTCTATACCAACCTCGTTGACGAGAGCTGCCGTCTGCCTGTGGGCATCCAGGTTCTTCCTGTATACGCTCATAAGCAGAGAATCTCCAGACAGCTGCGCCATCATCCGTAGCTCGATCTGAGAATAGTCAGCAGTAACGATCATGCGACCTTCAGGCGCACGGAACGCCTCTCGGTATCGAGTCTGCCGAGGTATCTGTTGCAGGTTAGGATCCGAACTGGAATACCTGGCAGTATTCAAGAATCCATAGAAGGATGTATGAATACGCCCAGTTACAGAATCGATATGCGCCAGGTAATCCGGACCAAACGCTGTGCACAACTTCGACACCTTGCTGTAGTCGATCAGCTTCCGTAGAACTGGAAACTTCGCAGCGTGCATCGCCAGCGTGTCTGCTTGCGTGTTCTCTACCTTCACTCCCAACATGTGCAACGACTTGAGTTTCTGTTGCCAGGATCCTAGATTCCACCCAACGGTCATCCCAGGCAAGCTTGTCAACCCCTTCGGGTGTGGCAACTCCTGCAACAACTCTTCCTTCAACCTGTACCGAAGCAACTTGTTCTCCTCGAACAACCGCATCCAAATTTCAGAATCCAGGTGAAAACCGTTCAACTCCATGGAGGCTTCCGGCAAGATCACTTGAAATTCGATCAAAGCCGCCCTATTGAACCCTCCCTGCGATAGCTTCGGTTTCATCACCTCACGCAACAACAGTAGGTGCTCTACGTCCTCAGCAGCATACCCCAACTGCTCAGAAGACAACTCCCCAGTCCAATCCGAACCCCCCAAGTCCCCCTTGTGGGCCACATTCGGAATCTCCCTCGCGTAAATATCCCCCAACCTGTGAGTCATGCCCTCTTTTCCGTTGTGCATGATCGCACTGGCTCGATACGTATCGAAAACAGGCCACATTTCAATGCCGAACTGATGTAGCAAGAACTTCTGGTCAAACTTTAGGTTTTGTCCGACCTTTACAGCCTTGCCTGCGTGTAGCTCCACTGCTACAGGTCCAAGTGTCTTGGTGTGAAACAGGTCGATCAGGTATATATTCTGACCAGTGTTGATCTGAACAAGACGTAGCTTTCCGTGATGGGGCGACAGGTGGGTAGTCTCCGTGTCCAACCCTATGGCCGAAGCCTGGTTGATCTCGTTGGCTACCTCACCCAATCGCTCCGCATCGCGGACAACACTGTACATCAGATCGCCTGCTCCGCAGTCACAACGGTGTCAGCGCTTGCGCTTGGCTGACTTACGGGTGGCACGGCCTTTGGCTCTGGCTCCACGAGAACCTGTGGCCGTTCCTGATTCTCGCCGAGTCCTTTTGGGGTTGCTCGGTAGGTCCCACGACCCACCTTCGTCACCAACACGCCACGAACGAGTCGGCGCATCGCATTTCGTACCCAACTGTTGCCTTGAGATCGGGTCTTCCTGGGGAACGCAGCCTTCGCGATCTCCACGAGTGTCATCGAGGCCTTCGACTCCCGCAACACTTCCAGCACCTTCGCTTCGTTGGCATTGACAGCATTCCGATCCAACAGGATCGCAGCTGCACTCTGTCCTGACGCCGCCTTTGCCTTCGGGGCCTTCGGAGCCTTCGGAGCCTTCGGGGCCTTCGGGGCCTTCGGAGCCTTCGGGGCTTCCGCGTCCTTCTTCTCGGTTCCCTTGATCACCTTGATACGGGCACCGATCGGCTTCGACTTCGCCGCCTTCTTCGACTTAGCCGCCTTCTTCGTCGCTTTGACTGCCTTCTTCGCAGCCTTCTTCGCGACCGGTTTCTTCGCAGCCTTCTTCGGCTCCGCTGGCTTGGCTTTGCCCAGCGCTGCCGCAGCTGCTCGCTGCTTTTCCAATGTCGTTGTCTTTGTTTCCATTCAGATCCTCCAGTCAGCGCTATTCAAGCAAGATCCAGACCAACCGATCAACGTAACCGATTGTGGATCGACTCGGCAATGTTCTCGCACTTCCCAGCTGCGATCACAAGCTCAGCTTGCATCTCGATCAAGCACTCGACCAAGTGCTCTTTCGGAGCCGGTGTGTCCAGCACAGGCATCGGAGCTGCGGTATTGTCGGGATCGACGATTCCTTCCCATCTTTCCAGGATGGCCTTGGCAGATCGGATCTCGTCAAGCAGGAGCTTCCGTGACACAGGTAGCATCAGCTTTCCTTCGCGAGCTTGGACAGCGTCCCAGCTCCGTAGACCACCTCGTCGTTCACCGTATCCAACGCGATGACTTTCACGCCGAACACTTGCTCCATCCGTCGCATGAACCGCATTCGATTCTCCACGACGTTGTTCGGAACGATGTCGTTATTCGCAAGGAAGTCCGTACAGATCAGATCGAGATTGTGACTCTTCTTGTCGGATCCAGACAACTCGGATGCCTTGCGTAGGGCGAGCTTCACGTTCAAGTGCTGCTCGGGGAAGAGCCCAAAGTGCTCGAAGCTCATCTCCTCTGGCTCGTCGAGCGCAGGGACTGGGGTACCAGGTTGAGGACCTCCCTTGCGAGCTTCTGCGTCGTCGAAGTCTGGCGCGGCATCGGGAACGTGAGCACTCCCCCCGACAGCTTCCAAATCAGGATCCTCTCCAACCTCATCCCCTTCTTCTTCCGCAACCTCTGCTGCCGCCTCTGCGGCTTGCTTCGCTGCAACCTTAGCCGCGAGCTTCTCGGCTTCCTGCTTCTCCTTCGCCTTAGCAATGGACGCACGTAGCACCGGGTAACTGGACTTCTCCGCGATGGAGACCCACCCTTCCGCGTTGTCTAGATCCAAGATGCGAACCAGTTCACGAACCTTGCTCACTCCGAGCGAAATGATGCGCTTCTTGAGATCCACGTCCATCCCAGACAGCTCCACCTCCAGGGTATACCAGATAGCGCGCAAGCGTTCAGCCTTGCGCTTCTGGATGTTCAAGTCCTCGTCGGCCCACTGCGCGAAAGAATCGAACCCCCACTGCTTGTAGATGGGTCCCTTGTTGGGGTCTCCGTCGATCGGAGTGTCCCACACGTCGTAGAGGATTTGAGCCAACTCCATGTAGCCCGTGTCCAAGTCCTGCGCCAGCTGCCGAGCACGCTTGCGCACCTTCGAACACCAGCTCTTCGATCCACGCTGAGGGGTATTCCCACCTTCAATCACGGCAAATTCGGCCATGCTAAAACGCCTCCGATAGATCCAAGGTAGTAACTGACGAACGATTGTCAAGAGGAGAACTGATCTTACTCGACACCAATCCCTTCCGATCGGCATCCACTGCCACGACTACGCTAACCTCCTGACCATCTTCACCGGTTCCGCGTCCAGGCAAACTACCACAGACGCAAGGGCGTCCCAAGCATGCTCGTGCTCCCCCATGGGCAAGTATTTGAGCAAATCCTCGAAATCCGTGTTCGGGTATCGTTTACGCAACGCGTCAGCTACCTCGGTCTTGCTGGCTGTCCTCGACCCAGTCATCTTGATCTTCAACTGCTGCGGGGTGCACTGGAACATCGGTAGCTGGTGCTGAACACTCGTTGTCGCGATAACTCCCCACGTCATCCCAACCTTGGCGCTGGAAGAAGCGTTTCTTGGAAAGCTCATCGACTCCGCGCTAAGCGCGACCAAGTCGTACTGGAGGACCAGCTTCTCTACCTCTTCAGCTATGATCTGCAACCGGACGAAGTTGTCCTCCGTAGCAAGCAACTTCTGCCTCTTGGTTGACTTCTTGGTCCGGATTACACCCATGAAGATCGGCTTCTCCACTGTCTTTCCAAGCTCAACGACCGCCATCCCAAACGAGGCGAACCCAGGATCAAACCCCATCACGTACTTCATTTCTGTCTCCTTGCCACCGTGGCGGTGACCTTCGCCGTCATCACCATCGACGACACGATCCGATCGGCATCCTCGCAGCAAAGAAGACACCCCAAAGAATCCTTCTCAAACCGCACTCCCACCGCGTCTTCCACCAGCTCGATGAGTTGCGCTATGTCCCCTGCGTCCTTGTTCAACCAGGGCACCTTGTAGAGCACGCACAACGAGCATACAGGAGCAAGCCCCGGCACTGCCTGGAGGTTCCACTTCGCCTGCGGTCGATCGCACTCGACGCAGTTCGCGTCCAGACCCTGCTTCGGTAGCGGGAACAGCAACATCGAAGGGAACTCGACTCCCCTAAATGAGCCCGACTGCACTGTCCGCCTCCGGATCTCCAAAGCACTGGTTGAGCACGGGACATTCCTGCGCACGCGCGCACGCCCGATGCGCGCACACGCGATCCGGAACCTTGCCAGTCTCCATTCCCCTTCGAATGCTGTGCAGCATCGTCTTGATGCTGTTCCACACCTCTTCGTCGCGCTCCACGTGATGCTCGATCAGATTCTTCTCAACCGAGTACACCCCTTTGACCCAGTACAGAATCTTCGCCCACTGAAGTCCCGACAGCCACATGTAGGCATTGGCCTGCATCACATGCTCGATCTGGGGGCAGTCCTTGACTTTCTTCGCACCGTTCTGGGAAATGCTCTTCAGCTCGAACAGTCCCATCCCAGGGTAGCGTGGAAGCACCAGCAAGCCGTCCATGTGCCCACCGGTTCCGACAGACGGATCCTTCAGGAAGTACTCGTCGTAGAGGAAAACCTTGTGCCCACACCGACAGACTTCGGGACGTGGGATTGCTGCCTCGTAGACCAGCTGACCAGGCTGCTGCGCTCCGTGCACCATACCGCAGCCCAAGCACCGCCAAGCTCCGCGCATCACGCCGATGGCCGGAAGGATGATGTTCTGCATGGCGTAGTGCATGCCGGTACCCACGTCGTAATTGGCAACCTCTTCGGCAGGCTTGCGAACTCGAAGTAAGACCTCGTGTTGCTGCTGAAGAACCTCTTGCCTCGGACAGATGTAAGCTAGCCCTGAAGCACGGTAATAGAAGTTGTCCAGGCTGGGTGGTTGCCTGTCCTCCTTCCTACCATATCGCGTAAGGATCAGATCCTTCAGATTCGAGAGGCCACTGAAAGCCGCTTGGCCTGCTTCCGCTGTCGATCCCGTCGCCTTTGCCACCAGTGCACCAAATCCCACAGTAAGCTCCTCTTCGTCCTCGGATAGATATTGTCGAGAGCGTGGACCATCACGTCATGCAAGTCCCGAGCCTCTCCGGGGGTCAGCTCGTACTCGCACTCCGGACACACCCAGTAGTCGTTGACGTGATCGTAGAAGAGCACGTGGTCGCACGTCAAACATTCAAACTGCGCGTACACGCTGGGAGGCGTTGTGCTGTGCACCAGAAACGCCACACGAACCTTCTCCAGCGGAGGCAAGTACAGATGATGGCGAAACAGCGCTCGACGGGTCTCGGGTAGAGTCACTGTAAATCCTCCTTGCGCAGCTGGGGTCCGTCCGCCTGCCCGCTCTTCACTCCATCCCAGAACACCCGAACGATTGTCTTCTGGAACTGCGCATCGTAACGATAGACACGCAGGTTCCAGTAGAGCCAGCTCACGGCTTGGAAGACTCGACGTTCAGCCCAAGTAAGCGACGGGCGACTTCCATGGGGACCATCACCCACTCGTCGGGGGCCTGTTGCGTGCCCTCGAACAGAAGGACCAGCGCGGGGTCCTTCATCTTGCGCTTCGCTGCTATGGCGATTCCTTCCAACCATTTCTTCTCGATCCTCATCGCCTTGGTGTCGCGATCAATGCGCTT